TGAAACCAAAAGGTGCGGCCTGTATCATTGAGGCAGAGCATATGTGTATGAGAATGCGAGGAGTAGGTAAACAGAATTCTACCATGGTTACATCAAGTCTAAAGGGAGCCTTCTTTAGTAATGCAGCAGCAAGATCGGAACTTTTACAACTGCTAAAATGAGAGTATACTTTGCTGGCACTCCAGGAATAGAGGATCGGGAAAGGTATTTACAAAAGTTTATAACCAACCGGTTGCTATCCTACTGGGATATACAACAGAATCAATTTTCTGTGCCGTTCGCTTTTAAATTAATCAAAATGAAAAATGAGCATATCAGAATCAAAAAGAGTAGAACTATTTCTTGATTCCGGAGCATTCTCTGCATGGACGCAGGGAGTCGCCATAGATATCCAGGAGTACATACAATTCATAAAAGATAACCTTGGGGTTATCGAAGTGTATGCTAATCTGGATGTTATTGGTCTCGGAGGTAAGCAGCCAAATAAACTGACTGCGGAGAAGACTTTGGAAAATCAGAAGATCATGGAAAAGGCAGGACTGAAACCTATCCCTTGTTTCCATTTTGGGGAGCCGTTGAGTTTCCTTGAATACTACGTAAAGCACTACGATTATCTTGCACTTGGTGTCGCCGGTAATTCCGGAATGAAGTTGCTTCCGTGGCTTGATGAATGTTTTGCCAAGTACATATGTGATAGTGACGGAATGCCAAAGATCAAGATTCATGGATTTGCCGTAACCTCCCTTAGAATTATGATCAGGTATCCTTGGTATTCTGTAGATTCCACGAGTTGGGTAGTCACCGGAAGGATGGGATCAATATTTGTCCCTCGTCTCAAGAATGGAAAATGGACATACGACGAGACCTCCTGGAAGATATCGGTATCCAACAAGAGCCCAAATCAAAAGGAGGCTGGCCAGCATATTACCACCATGTCACGGATGGAGCAGAAGATCATTCTGGACTACATAACCGAGAAGGGATATAAACTTGGTAAGTCGGAGTACAAAATGGTTGATCCGGGCTACGAGTTAGCAGAGAACGAAAAGTGGTTTGACAAGAAACCTACTGACAAAAAGGCTCAGCGGGAGGTTGAGATAATTGTAGAATCCGGAATATCCAACAGGTATCAACTGCGGGATGAGATGAATATACTCTATTTCCTTGATTTGGAAAAGAGTAGACCAGCGTGGCCTTGGGCTTTTAAGACAGACGAAACTCAGAAAGGGTTCTTTTGATGAATAAACTACAAAGTGATACACAAGTTGCTCATAAAAATAGAATAGAGCTTCTTCCTATTTTCAATTCTATCTTTAAAGGAACAACGTATTGGATTGATAAATGTACATCAAATAGTAAAATTATTCCAGCAAATCAAATAGCGGAATTAAACTCTTTTTTTAATAGATTTTCAACAAGTAAGCTTCAATATGAATCAGTAGGGCATTCATTCTTATTAGGAAATTCTGATTATCCAAGCATATTTAGAATTGTTGATATTCGATTTGATAATGGTAGTGGTGTTTATTTTAAAGACGTTCATAAATATGCTACTTTTGAATCATTGGTAGCAATAGATCCAATATTTATTATAGTTCTCATACAAGATAATACTATGTATCTTGCTATATTTGATATGAAAAATCCATATATGGTACGAAAATCTTGCTGGTTACCGGGAGGAGTAGGGAATTATAATAGATTACAGAATATACGAATACCATACTGTTTAAAGGATCAAAGAGGCTTTCCTATAATCGACGGTAAATGTCCAGAATTAATTAATGAATTAAACAAGATATTTAAATGAAAGTATACTTAGGAACTTGTGACGGCGGAGGCTTCTATCAGGACTGTATGGTTATCGTAGGAAGAAAGTTCCGACTGACGAGAATGCCTGCTCGGATGGTCCAATTGACCGGGAGAGTATGTTTTAGTTTCTTCTGGGATGGTATTGGTGGCAAGAGCAAAAATAGTATGGGAGTGGAAAGATCATCGTTAAAGAGGAATTCTCTATGAAAATTTACCTTGCCACTTGGCTGACTGACAGATCCCTTGGAAACAGTCTTACCAAAAAGAAAGCACCGAGGAGACTACTGAGTTACTATTTCTTACTGGAACAGGAGATCTCCGGAGAACTATTCAATCAGTATTGTATTCATGGAAGGTGTGATCCGAGAAAAAACAAAGATAAATGAAAATCTATATTGCCGGTGGAATGACTGTCATGAATGTCAAAGGTAGAGAAAGAGAACTAAGTCAAAAGTGGGATTCATGGAAAAGATTATTCTCTTACCACTATAAGGTTCTAATTATTAAATCTGAAATTCTTAATATTGTAAAAGATGCTAATAAACAAAATGAAACTGCAACGAGCACTGGAGATAGTTAAACCAGGGCTTGCCAATAGGGACATTGTCGAGCAGGCAACATCATTTGCTTTCGTCAGTGGTAGAGTTGTTACCTACAATGATGAGATAAGTATCTCTCATCCTATTGAAGGACTTGATATTAGTGGTGCTGTACGAGCTGATAAGCTATATGAATTGCTCACTAAGATTAAACCAAAGAAGGATAAATTCCAGTCTGCCGACTACAAGGATCCTGAGGATTTTATGATTGATATCAGTGTTACGGAAAATGAGGTTACCATAGAATCAGGCAGGATAACCGCTGGTCTTACTCTTGAGAAGGAAATCAGACTTCCTTTGGAAGAGGAAATTGTTATTCAATCTGATTGGTTTGATTTGCCGGAAAAATTTATCAAGAGTGTTGATTTTGCTGTAGGTTCCTGCTCTAAGGATATGAGTAGACCGATACTCACATGTGTCCATGTAAATCAGAAAGGCTTTATTGAAGGCTCGGATGGTTATAGAATAACCCGCTGTGAGCTACAAGAGGATATGCCAATAGGAACTTTCTTACTCCCGGCATCTTCCGCCGTAGAGATGGTTAAGTTTAATCCGGTTGCCATTGCCGAAGGAAAAGGCTGGATGCATTTCCACTCAGAGGATGATGCCGTTCTATCGTGCCGTTTGTTTGATAGTGATGTCTATCCGGCAACCGCTGATGTGTTAAAGATGAAAGGAACCAAGATCACTTTACCTAATACAATAGAAGCTGTACTTGATCGGGCAATTGTATTTGCCAAACAAGATCACATCTTGAATGAGATTGTGGAAATCACCCTGGAAGATAAACGGTTCCAAATAAGTGCTAAGGTAATGTCAGGCTGGTTTAAAGAGGAAGTTAATATCAACTATACCGGGAAACCTGTGACTTTCTACATCACTCCCTATCTGCTTAAAGGCATCCTGGCGGAAACCCAAGGATGTGAATTATCGGAGAGTAAGTTAAAATTCGAAGGAGAGAACTGGGTTTATGTAACCATGCTAAGGAACAAATGATGGAGGGCTTCTTTACAAAGAAAGAGACTGATTCTGTATCTCGACCTGACGGGAAGACTTACTCCTGTGCCTCTTGCGGTTTATATAAGAATTGCAAAAGTCCGAGAATGGCTCCCTTTGGTAATTTTAAGAAAGGAATTCTTAACATAGGAGAAGCTCCCGGAGAGGTGGAAGATATCAAAGGAAAACCTTTCCAAGGAAAGACCGGCACCCTGCTTAAACATACTTACTCGAAACTCGGAGTGGATTTGTTTGAGGATTGTCTTAATATCAATGCCGTCCACTGTAGACCTACCGACGAGAATGGAAACAATCGAGCACCTACCAATTATGAGATAGAGTGTTGCCGTAGGACCACTCTCAAGGTGATCAGAGATTACAAGCCAAAGGTAATCGTTTTACTCGGTAACTCTGCCGTCTATAGTCTGATAGGGCATCGTTGGAAAAGGGACTTGGGAGGTATTACAAAATGGAGAGGCTTTACTATTCCTGATCAGGACTTCCAAGCGTGGATATGTCCGACATTCCACCCAAGTTTTATAGAACGATCGGAAGATGGAGGAGCAGAGGAAACGGTTTGGTTGCAGGATTTACGGCAAGCATTTGAAAAACTCCAGGTCTCTTCCTTTCCTGTACATAAGGAACCTGATGTGAGAATTATAGATGACTTGAGTGTTCTATCTAAAATCAAAGGTAATGTAGCATTTGATTATGAGACAACCGGACTGAAACCACATGCCTCTGGTCATAGAATAGTATGTACTTCCGTTGCCGTTGATTATGATACCTGCTTTGTCTTTATGATGCCGAAGACTAAACAGGAACTAAAGCCTTTTATAGAAATGCTGAAAGATCCCAAAGTCGGTAAGATTGCTCAGAATATGAAGTTTGAGCATGCCTGGTCGTTAGTCAGGTTAAAGACAGAAGTACAAAATTGGGTTTGGGATACTATGATAGCATCCCACTTGATAGATAATCGTCCAGGAGTAACAGGACTTAAGTTTCAAGTCTATGTTCAATTTGGAATTGTTGATTACTCAAGTGAGATTGCCCCCTACCTTCAGGCAACAGAAAGTAATAATGGTAATTCTTTAAATAAGATTAACATTCTTATTGATCGACCTGGAGGTAAAAATAAACTGCTAAAGTATTGTGGCTTAGATGCAGTGTACGAGTATCGCTTAGCAATGAAACAACAAAGTGAAATAAATTTACCTTTTTGATAATGACGATAAATCCAAGAACATCTGAGGCTTACCAATTATTTCATGAAGGTGTGCTTGCCTTTGCTCGAGCGGAGCAACAGGGAATACGCGTTGACTTGGAATATATTGAGAGCAAGAAAATCCATCTTACGAGGAAGATTGAGAGGCTTGAAGAGCAATTTAAGAGTACAAATTTTTATAAGCACTGGGAACACTCGACAAAAGGAAATATCAACATTAACTCCAATGCCCAACTATCCCACTTTCTGTATGATATAAAAAAGATCAAAGTAGAAAGGGAAACGGATTCCGGACAGGGATCGACCGATGATGAGACCCTGCGACAAATGGATATCCCGGAACTGGAATCTTTACTTGAAATGAGGAAGCTGAGGAAGGTTCGGGATACCTACCTTGATGCCTTCTTCAGAGAACAGGTCAATGGTTATATTCATCCTTTCTTTAATCTCCATCTTGTTCGTACTTATCGTAGTTCTTCCGATAGTCCCAATTTCCAGAATATTCCAAAACGTGATGAGGAGGCCATGAGGATTGTCCGACGAGCTTTATTTCCTCGTCCAGGACACCAACTACTTGAGATTGACTTTTCAGGATTAGAGGTTAGGATAGCAGCCTGCTACCATAAGGATCCCACGATGCTCAAATATATTAATAATCCGGCATCGGATATGCATGCTGACATGGCAAAACAGCTCTTTGTAATAGATAAATTTGATAAATCCCTGCCTGAGCATAAGGTCCTGAGACAAGCGGCTAAAAACGGCTTTGTATTCCCTGAGTTCTATGGAGATTATTATAAGAACTGTGCTATCAATATGGCATGCAACTGGGGTAAACTGAGACAAGGGACATGGAAACCGGGAGAAGGGATTGCTATGGAGGGAGGAACTTTATCGGATCACCTGATTTCCAAAGGACTTCCGTCACTTCTAAAATTTACTGAGCATGTCAGAAAAATAGAGGCTGACTTCTGGGGAAAACGATTTAAAGAGTATTCCGATTGGAAAGATCGTTGGTATAAGGTCTACAAGAAGTATGGTTATGTGGATCTACTTACTGGATTTCGATGTAGTGGAATAATGAGTAAGAATGACTGTATTAATTATCCTGTGCAGGGAGCAGCATTCCATGTAAACCTCAAATCATTTACACTACTTGATAAGGCTTGCTACTCAGAGAACTGGGATACTAAGATAATAGGTCAGATTCATGATTCTATTATCTTGGACGTATTACCAAATGAGTTAAATCATGTAGCGGCAGTTGCTCACAAAATAACCTGTGAGGATGTTCCTTCTTTATGGAAGTGGATTAATGTTCCATTGGATGTAGAAATGGAGTTATGTCCAGTTGATGCATCATGGACAGAAAAACAGAAATTTAGTTTAAAATAAAATGGTATAATATAGAGGTTAAACATGAGTTTATATTTGAAATACAGACCATCTGACCTAACTCAGATGAAAGGCAACTCCGACACGCTGATTGCCTTGGAAGGGATGTTGAGCAAGCCGGAAACTTGCCCTCATTCCTTCCTTTTGCATGGACCGACAGGTTGTGGTAAGACTACCCTTGGTAGAATTATTGCCACAAGACTTGGATGTAAAGGTAGTGACTACCGGGAGGTAGATTCTGCTGACTTTAGAGGAATTGATACCATCAGGGAAATCCGAAAGAATGCTATGTTTATGGCAATGGAGGGTGATTGCCGTGTTTGGTTGATTGATGAGTGTCATAAGATGACAAACGATGCTCAGAATGCTCTCTTGAAAATCCTGGAAGAGCCACCCTCAAAGGTTTATTTTATTCTATGTACGACCGATCCTCAGAAACTGATTTCCACGATAAAAGGGAGGTGTGTGCAATTCCAATTAAATCCTCTCAATGAAACTCAATTATATGGTTTACTCCGATCTATTGTAAGGCAAGAGGAAGCCTCGGTAGAAAAGGAAGTTTATGATCAGATTATAAGTGATAGTCAAGGGCATCCGAGGAATGCTATCAATATACTCGAGCAGGTACTCAATGTTCCTGAGGATAGACGATTGGAGGTTGCCAAGAAGACGGCTGAGCTGCAATCCCAAAGTATAGAGCTTTGTCGGGCATTGATGAAAAGAGCATCATGGAAAGAGGTTGCTGCCATACTGACAGGATTGAAAGATCAGGAAGCTGAGAGTATTCGTAGAGCCGTGCTTGGCTATTGTCAGGCTATCCTGCTTAAAGGGAAAGATGAACCCTTATGCGGATTAATACTTGAGGAATTTATTAATCCTTTCTACGATAGTGGCTTTCCTCAATTAGTCTATGCTTGTTACACCGTAACTAAAAATTGATAACATGACGACAGTAGATTTAAGATTAGAGTATCAGAAGGAAACTGGAAACGGGCTTCCAAACGTTCTTGGAGGAGGGATGACTGAATTCTCCGAGGACGAGTTGGTTGCTTATGCTAAGTGGCTTGAGGATTATATCCTCAGGGAGTTTAATGTATTCGAGCACGCTAAGAATGTTCAACTTGGAGATATGTCGGACGATGAACTACGAAGATGATATCCGTATTGATGAATCTGCTCTCGATGTAGAGTGGTTAGAGCAGGCTACTTTAATGATGAAGTATGCCCGAGTTTCTGCCAATGCCAAAATGGTACTTGATCAAAAGAAGGAAGCCCTGGAACTGGTAAAGGCGGAACTTGATAAGAGAATAAGAACCAATCCAAGTAAGTATGGAGTTGAGAAGGTGACGGAAGCAGGAGTTACCGCTGCTATAATCAGCCACGAAGAGTATAGAGAAGTAAGTGCTGAGGTAATTTCAGCCAAGTACGAATCTGATATTGCTCAGTCTGCCGTTCGAGCAGTGGATGCTCGAAAGGATGCGTTGGAGAATTTGGTCCGATTAAATGGTCAGCAATACTTTGCAGGACCAAAGGTGCCAAGGGACCTATCATGGGAGCGAGAAGAGCGTCAGAAGAAACTGAATGCTTCTATTGCAAGTAAAATTGTAAGAAGAACAAGATGAATGACTTACTCCATATTATCCTCTCGTGCTTTATTATTATAGTAGGAACAGGATTATTAGTCTATGGTTTGAGTCGAATTCAGATGAGAGCCTGGATTAGTGAAATAGACCGTTATTTCAGTAATAATTTTAACAAAAACCAAAAAGTAGAAGAAGATGAAAAAAGAGAAGAGAAGTAGTTTCCGTGGTAAAGTAATCAGCAGTGCCGCGAAGACAAAGAATGCAGGATCTGCTTACGGATACCTGAACTTGCCAAAAGGGGTTAAGGTATTCAATATTCCGGAAGGTGTAAAAACAGTAGCACTCGACTTCCTGCCTTACGAGGTTAAAGATCCAAAACATCCTGAGAGTGATCCAACATCAGATGTTGCTCAGCCAGGATCCCTTTGGTACAGAAGACCTTTTAAAATTCACCGTAATGTCGGATCGACCAATGATGCTGTCGTATGTTTGACTTCCATTGGAAAGAAATGTCCTATCTGTGAGTATCAGAATAAAAGATTTAAGGAGGGAGCTGAAAAGGAAGAACTCACAGCACTCAGAGCCAAATCACGTAGTCTGTATGTGGTTGTTCCACTTGATTCCAAAAAGCATGAGGAGGTTCCTCACATTTGGGATATGGCTGATTCTTTATTCCAGGATACTTTGATAGAGGAACTTCAGGAGAACGAAGAGAATGAGGATTTCTTTGCCCTCGAAGGAGGAGCAACTGCCGAAGTAAGAGTTCGTTGGGAGTCGTTGGGAGGTCATTCTTATCCTGAGGCTCGCAGCATCAGTTTTGAAGCAAGGGATGATTATGAGGAATCTATTCTGGAGGAAGTTCCTTGTCTTGATGAGGTTCTGAAGGTTCTGCCGTATGATGAATTGAGTGCCAAGTTCTTTGACTTGCCGGAAGAAGGAGAAGGTCCTTTAAATCCAATTACTGACGAGGAGCGTCCTGCTCGACGTAAGAGACATACAGAACCAGAACCTGAAGAAGAGAAGGAAGAGGAAGAGGAGAAACCAAAGAGAATATCAAGGACTGCTCCTCATGAAGCTACTCATGCTGCTCGTAAGCCTAAGGTTGAAGAGAAGGAAGAGGAACCCGAGGAAGAGGAAAAGCCGGCAGCCACTATGAAGAGAAAATCTTCAGCAAGTCCATCAACAAAAAAGGACAAGTGTCCCTTCGGACATAGATTCGGAGTTGATACGGAAGATTTTGATGAGTGTGATACTTGCGAAATTTGGGCTGATTGTCTTGACGAAAAAGAAAAGAAGTAAATGGAAAGGTCCACTAATAACTCCCCTTTGAGTGATCAAATGAAAAAGAGGTTTAATGAAGGGCCTCACCAAAAAATGGAATATGATGGGGACTTCGGAACCGTTATTAGTACTGGCAGCACTTTGGCAGACCTTGCAATATCAGGAGGGCGTGTTCGAGGTGGAGGTATACCAGGAGGGATACTTGTGGAAATATTTGGTCCATCAGGATCGGGAAAGACTGTACTGCTCTCTGAAATCGCAGGAGCTGTTCAGAGACTTGGAGGGGATGTTATCTTCCAGGATCCAGAAGCCCGACTCAATCCCCAGTTTGCTGCGATGTTTGGTTTGGAATTAAAGGAAGGGGCCTATTCCAATCCTGATACCGTCAATGAGGTATTTAAGACTGTAAGAGCTTGGAAACCGGAAGGTAAAGGTAAAGTGCATGGGATCTTTGCTGATTCCCTTGCTGCTCTCTCTACAGAAATGGAAATGGAGAAGGAAGAAGGTGATAAGATGGGAGGCAAACGAGCCAAGGACTTCTCTGAGCAACTGAGGAAGACCTGCCGTATTCTTGCTGATAAGAACTACTTAATGGTATGTAGTAATCAAATCCGCCAGAATATGGATGCCGGTCCCTATGGACAGAAGTATACCACTCCTGGCGGTATGGCTATGGAATTTTATTCCAGTCTTCGCCTGAAGGTTAGTAAGTCTGAAAAGATCAAAGAGAAGCGTTCTATAGTAGGAAAAGAGGTAACGAGAGTAGTGGGAGTGGAAACATTGTTGGAGGTGTTTAAAAGTTCGATTTGGAAGCCATTCCATACTGCTCCCGTTACCATATTATTTGACTACGGCATAGATGATATCCGACAGAATCTACAATTCATCAAAGATCATACTACCAATAAAGTATATACCTTAGGAGGAAAACAACTATCCAATAGCTTGGATGCTTCTATCAGAATGATTGAAGATGATAAACTGGAAAAGCAACTCAGAGAGGAGGTTATCGACCTATGGGAAGAGATTGAGAGTAAGTTTAAACAAGAACGAAAACCAAAACGCTAACTAAAACATTAATCAAATGGATGCAGAAGAAAAAGAAGCCACAGGCTTAATTATTAAGTGGAGTACCCTTGGTACTTTATTACTTGTCATTCTCATATTTGGAGGAATGATAGGATGCCCTCGTTACAAAGTATATCAGCAGAACTTACGGGGTAAGGCTGACTTAGCAGAAGCAACCCAGAACCGACAGATAGCCATACAGGAAGCTATGGCAAA